AACCTGTTGGCTTGGGCCAGCCAGAACTACTCCGAGGGCCGCGTTGACAGGTTCAACGAACGGTTGGCCAGCCCCACTGAATACGAGGGGGCCCTCAAGGAAGTCTTGTATGACTACAAGCAGTCTGTTGGTGCAGGTTTCACCGCACCACTCGTAACTGGACAAGCGATGCCTAATACATCGAGTGGGTACTCGTCAACACAAGAACTGGTAGCAGCAATCCGAGACGCAAGGAATAGCGGAAGTATGCCAGAGCAGGTGAAGCGTCGAATCGCAAACACGCCTCAGCATATCATCCAAGGAGTGGACGGCAAATGACCATCAGAATCAACCGAGAGCAAACAGCGAAACTCGACAAGTACCGGCTCAATGTGAAGACCTCATTCGACCCGCTGTCCTACTTGTACAAGGCGAACGTACGTGACTCCCTCACGAATGAGGACGTAGCGAACGCCAGTCACGGCAGCGAACAGCAGGCCGTGGACGACGCAATCAACGCAGTCTCCGACCGGCACGAGCCAATGAGCCGCCTTGAGATGGAGAAACGTCTCAAGGAACTTGAGCAAGACAACAAGCCTTCCAAGAAGAAGGCCACAAAGAAGACCGAATCCTCCGCCAAAGTCGTGCGACCAATGCGTGACTCAGTGAAGGACGACGACTAGACCCCACTCGTCATATGTTTGACGAGGGGGAACACTCTCCTGTACGACAGAGCCTTCCGCTAACCAGGACACCCGGCCACGCCGGCCCTGACGCGAGCGGAAGACACCTCATAGGTTGGGGAGTAATTCACGACACGCCTAACTATGAGGTAAATAGAAATGGCTAACTCAGTACCAGTCCGCACCCTGAAAGATGACGCAGGGTCTGGCAATTATGGTCTGGCACTCAAGGTATTCTCCGGCACAGTCCTAGAAGCCTTCCGTGCAAAGACAAAGTTCTGGGACAACACCGGAAACATCATGGCCGTCAAGCAACTCGACGGTGGACGCACAGCACAGTGGCCCATCATCGGTGACGACATTGATCTCGCAAGCACAGACAGCAACGGCGTCGATAAGGGCTACCATACCCCTGGCCACGAACTTCTCGGGCAAGACATCAAGATGAGCGAGGAAACCATCACAGTCGATGACGTTCTCGTCGCGCAAGTCGACGTCCCGTTCGCGGACCTCGACCTCAACCACTTCGACGTCATTCAGCCCTACGCTGTGAAGTTGGGGCGATCACTCGCCATCGACTTGGACAAGAAGTGTGCAACCATCGCCCTGAAGGCCGCACGAGCCGCCGCAGTTTCCAACATCCACAGTGGTGGTAACGAAGTTGTTACTGACACCTTGACCACGGCCGCAACTTACGCGGCATGGTACACAAACGACTCGCCTGGCTCGACGAAGTTTCGCAATGACGCGTCATCTCTCGCCCGACTCATGGACGAGGACAACGTGCCAGAGGAGGGACGATACTTGTTCATCCCTCCATACATGCGTCAGATCCTCCGTCACGAGACGGACGTCTTCAACCGGGACTATAACCCGGAGACGACGGCTGGCAACCTGAACGAACGCCTCATCGGTGTGATGGAAGGATTCAACTTGATCCTCACCAACCACATCCCGCAGGCGAGCGTCACTGGTTACACCGGAGACTTGGTCAAGTACAACGGAGTGTTCGCCGGCGCAACTGAGGCCGGCTACCTTCCCGCAGCCATCGCCCTGTGCGGTGCGCAAGAAGGCGCTGCCGGCATCGGCATGGTGCAGGCAAGTGGTCTTCGTACGGTCATTCAGGACGACGAGCGTCGTAACACTAAGTTTATGAAGGCACAACTCATGGTCGGCATTGACATGCTTTGTCCATGGTCGGCCGGTGCTATTGGCATCTGGACGGACAATTGATCTAAATCCTTCGGGGCTTAGTCCCCTGCTTCGGAGAATAGGGCCGGGGGCGGTTCGCCGCCCCTGGTCTGTTTCTCCACCCAGGAGAAGTGATGACAAGGAATATGAACAACATAGTCACACTGTCATTGAGGGATTGGGTGGGAATACTCGCCGTCTTCACGACAGTGTTAGCACTCGTGGGAGCGGCGTACCTTCGCCACGACCGTTACCTTACTGAAGTCCTAGTCAAGCAGGACTTCATGGAGGTACAAATGCAAGACATGAAGGACCGTGTCCAGCAGATCGAAACGGCACTGACACATAGGAGCGACTAATGCCAGGCATTCAACTACAAACTGTGACCCGCGTGTGGACGGCGGGATACACAGAGAACGCAGACGCCACTCTAGCGTCGGCGCCCACGACCTCCATGCCAAACGAGTCGGGCATCGTACAGGCCACCAACTACAACCTTGCCAAGGTCGTGTTCCATGGCACGACAGCGGCAGACCTAACGTCTACAGCCTACATCTACCGATGGGGGGCCGTTGGCGGACTCTACGTCCCTGAGTTCGTGGCCAAACTCAACCTGACGACGGGCACTACTGTGGGTGTGGCCGACACTGCCGTGGACGCTGGCGAATACTTCGTGGACACCATCGACTTCGTTGACGGAGACGAGTCTGTGAAGATCACGACCGGTATCGCCAACAAGATCGCAAGTGTGACCTTCGACCTTGAGGGCTGCCTTCGATGGCAGGTGTCGTTCGACGACATTGGTGGCTCCGGCGAGGCGGCGTCCATGAACTACCTTCACGCGCAGTATTGACGCAACCCCATGGACTCCACCATGATCGCATTGGCAAGAAAGTATCGCGGTATTGCCGCGTACCGACGAACCTACGAGCGTGGCGGCGACACATATTGGGCGAATGACCTAACGGGGTCCTACCTGCACGAACTTAGAGTGGATGGGTGTGGGGTATTCTGGCCGTGTTGTAGTGACGGCAGTGGTGGCGTCGACACGTCGGATCGCTTCGGTGATAACGACGCAACATTTACCACCACAAGCGGAAACCTTACCCAAGAGTTCAAGGACGGCCCACTCCTCGATACTGGGAGAGACGAAGACAGTCTCTACCGCGTCAACTACGATGCTGGGAACAGAGACGGCGTGTACTTGTCAATCGACGACGACGACGACTATCTGTGTGATACCTACATCAAGGGACCCGCATATACCAGCAACATGGCGGGGGGCATTACCGGCTACCCATACACACTAGAAACATGGTTCAGCCCCTATCAAGACGGTCTTACTACAGGTATTCATTGGATACTGGCTCACCAAGACACATTGGGCGGGACCAATGATTATGTGGTTGTAAAGGCCGAGTTTATGCAGGCGGCGCAGGGGCCACCACCAGAATATACGGCGCCATATACCGTACTTGTGTGTTCTGGTGGGTCTGAAACGGAGTACGTAGTCCCGTCGTGCCAAGTCCCGTGGGCCTCTTGGCCGTGGCAGAACTTGTCGGGACTTTGGAGCCACGTCGTGTTGGTTGTGGAGTCGGATGGGTTTCGGCTCTACGTCAATGGCCAACTCCTCTTGGACGAGTCTGTGTCGATGCCCTCATTCCCTATTCGGGGATACCGGCTGAGCGCGGGTGCTTCCATCGACGACTCTAGTGTCGGAGCCGACGTTGTTGACCACGTCGCCAATATGAATGTGTGGGGGATTGCGGCGTACCCAAATACCCTCGATGATCAACAGGTTGTCCGACACTACATCGCCGGAACAAGATGCCTCGATCTCAAACTCCAGTCTGGAGATGATGGTGGCAACGTCACACGAACTCTCACGACGAGCAAGTGCCGAAGTATCGGGGAGCCACACGCCGACTGCGTTATTTGGCCATATCAACACAACGCCACAGGCACGTCGGTGTGGTATGGCCTGGAAGCGAAAGATGATGTATACGGATCAAGTGCCGCACACTACCCAACGAACGGTGTGTTCCACTGGTTGTCGAACCTCCACGAGGGCATGGGGATCATCTCGTCGATCCAGCCCCACAACCTACCAGCAACCCTCATCCATTTCTGGCGTGAGGACACAGACGACTGGACATTACACGGCAGCGGCTGCTCTCACCCGAGCCTGCCCGCCGACGCTGGAGCCAATGTCTACTTGGACGCGGGGGGCAACATCAATTCGCACTACGGATTTGTGGATACGGCCACTGACGCACACAGGAACAGACTTGGTAGCGATGGGCCAATTGTAGAATGGGCATCAACAACCCCTCGCAAGAGTCGACACTACACGGTGTGCCACTGGCAATCATGGAACACGTCTTCAGAACACGAACACGACGGCATTGAGGCTACTGGACTTATGATCAACGGCAAAGAAATGTTGTACACCCCTGCCTCTGGGGGCGAAACACTTGAGGTCGCCTGCTATCACAACACAAGGGCTGTCGGAATATCTCGGGCTGGGCACGTTATGGGCCAAGCAACTGGGGGAGACTTCGACCTTGGTATGTCGTGGTCAAACCACGGGGACGTTGCGTCGTCAGGCTCAGGAGACGACCTCGTGCCTGGGGCGTGGCACTTTGAGGGTCGAATGGGACCAACTGTTATCTTTGCCGGGTACAACAACCCGTACATCATGCGACGGATGAACCGGGCAATCAAGGGACATCGGGGACTCAGAACCAGGCCACTAACCAATATGTGCAATAGGCACGTTCTCCTCATACACGAGGGGCGGCAGGGGTTATCATCCAGATGAAGTACACACTCGTCCTTTTTCTCTTCCTCGCGGTGGGCGTTGTGCAAGGATGCGCCTCCCCACCGCGTATCCTCTTGGAATACCCAGACGGAAGAAAGATAGAGGTTGTTGGACAAGCAGGACAAGCAGAACCGGCAACAATAGTTGCCAATGACATGGAGATCACTACTGGCGGCGTCGATCAGGCGCTCGCACACCTTAGTGGCTCCACGTCATGGCTCGGGACCATTTTGGTCATCCTCGGGCTTGGCCTTCTTATCGGATCTCGGTGGCTCCCTGTCATACCAAGGACTACATCAATCATAGTCATCGCGGCCGGCGGAGCAATGTTCGCCTTCCCAATACTCTTAGACCGTTACAGCATATACATCTTCATCGCGCTGGCCGCCCTGGCTGGGCTGTTCATCTTTGGAGCGTGGGACAACAAGAGGAAACTAAATGGCAACACTAAGAACTGACATCATCAAGGGTTCATCGACACCAGGAACCCTTACTGTTGGAGATACCTCTGATACCACAAACTTGGTTGTCAAGGGGGCTATCACACAAGAGTTTGGGGACAACGCGTTCCGCACATCCTCAATCAGTGGTAACGCGATTGACGGCGGGATAATAACCAACTTTGAGTCGACGGGCATTGACGACGGGTCCACTTCTGGTACGGCGATCACGATCGCATCGGATAAAGACGTGGCACTGGCTGCTGACTTGGATGTCACGGGCGCCCTCTCGGTTTCGGGGGCAACTATTCTGGGCGATGTCACAGTCACCGGCTCCATGAACCTCGGGTCGGCGGGGGGTGTTTCGGTAAACGCCATGTGTGAATTCGATTGGATTGTCCAGCCTGGCTATGGCGTCAATTCCTTGACAGTGAACGCGAGGGTAGGGGCGCTTTCTGGAACCGGATCGTCGATTGCCCTCGTCGGCAGTGGATCTAACCAAAGGGTAAGGCTTACCTTTTCGACTGCAACAGGTATAGCCCCTACATCCACCGATTATTTCGTGTTGGTATCCCAAGAGAATTTCGATCAGGGATGGTCGTCTGGTTATACCTTCACAGCATCAAGTGTCTGGTCCCACACAATTACCAAGCAGACATCCTACTTTGACTTCGCTGGACGTAGCGAGCCATACCCAACCGGAAATTACTGGCGAGGCACGGCGACGATCTTTGTGGGTGGTTGGTAGGAGTTATTGACCTATGGCAGACAATGGAACAATAAAACTGGCAATGGTGAACGATGTAATGAGGCGGTGTGGCAAGTTGCCAGTCAGCGCACTCGACACGGGCGGCCAATCGAGCCCCGGACTCGTCGAACGAACCATTGACGACGCTATAAGTGAAATCCTATCGAAGGGGTGGTACTTCAATAGGAGGTACAACGTGGAATCAACGGCGGATGGCGATGGACTCCATCAATTGTCTGCACTAGAAGCCAACCTAGGGACAATTTACAGCATTGACACCGACGCAACAGACGCCTACATCCCTATAACGGTCACTCATCACACTGACGGCGAAACCGATACCCGGGTCTTGTACAACCTAGATGACAAGACAGACGAATGGGGCGCCGACGCCACGCTACGTGTGGCGTTCATATACAGATCCGACGTACAGGACCTTCCAGAGCAGTTCAAGAAATGGATCATTTCACTGTCGGCCTTTAACCATAATCGCCACTTCTTGCAGAACGAGGCCCGAGATGGCCAACTTCAGCAGGAAATGATGTACTCACAAGCCTGTGCAAACAGGGAAGAGATCGAAGTGGCAGACGTGAATGTTCTCGACACACCAGAACAAGATCAAATCAGAGGACGACCCAGAATGAAGAACAGGAGCATTCACTAATGCCCACAAACACAGGCATTGGCCTCAGCGCTATTGGGGCCATCAACGAAATACTTGAGTCAATCGGGGAGTTCCCGGTTAGTGGGGGCACCGACGGGAACACCATCCCGAGTGCCTCCAGTGACACGACCAGCATTGCCCGGCGGGCAGAGGACTTCCTCAAGCGAGAGACTCGACGAATCCAGTCACTGGGCTGGCCCGAGACGACCATACGAACGAAGTCGTACACGGCCTCGACGTCTGGGGGGTCCACAGTCTCCCTCTCAACCGACCGCACCCTCTCTGTTCGCGGGACAGGCCCAGACGCACATAGATCATTTGGTATCGTCGGGGAGAACTTGTATGACGCGAACGCCGGCTCGACGACCATCCTGCCCACAGACCAGACTGGAGCAGGGTCAGCCAAGGTCTACCTGACCATCTCGCAGGAGGTAAGCGGCGATTGGCCCGAGAACTTTGAGATGTGCAGCCCACGACTCAAGGACGTCATCGTGTCTCACACCAAGATGATCTTCCAGCGTCGCATGCTCGGCAACTCATGGGCCGACCCCGCACTCCAGCAAGAGTACATCTTGGCAGAACTTCAGGCGAACCGAAACACGCCAGATATTGACATGCAACCATTCAACATATCGCCAATCGCCCCCGCATTATCCGGTGATAAAAATGGCGGCCAAAAGGGAGGTGAGTGATGGCATACTTAGGTCTAAGCCTCATCGAAAGCATCAATGAGGTCCTTGAATCAGTTGGTGAGCCCCCGTGGGGGCAGGCCAATCACCCATCCCACACGTCCGTGGCCGACACGACCAGCATCGCAAGGCGAGCGGAGGACTTCATACGAAGAGAGACGATCCGAAGCCAGGCCTTGGGGTGGCCCGAGAACACCATCGTGAACCTGAAACTAGAGGCTGCGAACAACGACACCGTCCCCGTGCAAGGCGCACTGGCAGGGACGACGACCGGCGCAACTGATCTCACCTACGACATCTTGGCCCTCAAGGGCTCTGGGCCCGACGCACACAGGAACTACGGCATTCGTGGGTTCCTCCTCTGGGACGCGGACAACGGGACGACTGCGTTCACAGACGGCACACTCGTGTACTTGACGGTGGCGAAGACGGTCGCGGACGCAGGCGACACAGAGGCCAACTTCTGGCCCGCCAACTTTGAGAACTGCTCGCCGCAACTCAAGGACTTGATTATCGCAAACGCCAAGGTCATCTTCCAGCGACGGATCATGGGCGCAATGACTAATGACGCGGCACTCCAGCACGAGTGGATGACCGCCGATATGAGAACGCCCCGAAACTCACCCGTCGATCCACCAATGAACCTCCAGCCGACACTAGCACCACAATCTTCTGTTCGCCCTGCTGGGTACAGCCAGAGGTCGCCTCAGCAAGGCCCAGCGTGGCCAATGCAGAAGCGGTAGTAGACGATGCCTGGATCACCACTATTCCAGCGGATACCTGCATTAGTCAACGGTATATCTAGACAGTCCCCGTCAGTGAGGTATCCAGGGCAAGTAGAAAACGCCGTGAATGTAAACTTCTCAGTCGTCGATGGTTGCTCAAAGCGACACGGGACTACCACTTTCCTTCACTTCCCAGACGTAAATAGGACCAAGGAATATCTATTACACAAGATTGAACGGGACGAGGAAGAGGAATACTGTGCCATTATTGGCGACGGAGTTGTTGTGGGTGGCGGACCCATAACAGTCTTCAACGTGAACACGGGCGAAGTTGCAACCATAGTCTGGGCGTCGGGAACAAAGGACTATGTGGGGAGACTTTCGGCCCAACCGGCAGACATCCGCATGAACACCATTGCCGACACAACTTTCATTGTGAACCGCCTTGTCCCGACTGGCACTATCGACTTAGATGGTTCGGAATCGACCGGTCTTGATCCAAACAAGATGCCCGTGCAAATGAGGCGAACCAGCGCCACGCCGGGTGCGCTTACATTTGAAATAACAAAGGTAGAGTGGAAAGAACGCGGTTACTACCAGCAGATACTTAGCAGTACAGGGACTTCGGGCACTTTCAAGTTGGGCTACCTTGGCGACTCGGTTTGCATGAAAGCCGACGCTTCCGACGACTCAGACGACGACGATTGGGCGCATCCATACGCACATCATTTGACCGCAGAAGCAACGGCCGAAGAAGTTCAGCACTACTTGGTTGGCAATGGTTTCTGGCCACCGCAAGAGGGAACAACAGAAGACCTACCTTCCATCGAGGGGCTATCCACGCTTTCGTATGGGAAGGTCCAGTGCATAGGTGGTCCACTCCACCTCAAAGAGATCGTAATCAATATCTCTCAGGACCTAGACGTCACGGATATGATTGTGCCTGTCCAAAGCAGCGTGGGGGGGCTAAAGATATCAAGGGGTTCTAATGTCAACAACCCCGCCCCGAAATTTGCAACTGAAGAAAAAGCGATACGGGATATTGCCTTTCACAAGAACCGCCTTGTTTTGGCCGCTGATGAGTACCTGAATTTCTCAAAGGTAGACGACCTCTTTCTCTTCTACACAGAAGTTGCCGACAACCTCGTCGATTCAGACGCAATTGAGGTCCAGTTGGCGTCGGAGGAAGTGACGGTTGTGGAGAGTATCCTCCCCTTCAGGAAGTCAGTCTTGGTATTCACGACTACGGGTAGGCAGTTTGAGTTAGACCAATCGTCAGATATCCTTTCGCCGTCCACGGCCACGCTCACGGCCTCCACAGCGTATGAAACCCAGAAAGTTCGCCCCGTCGCTATAGGCGACAGGGTGTTTATGCTTGGCAAGCATAAAGAATATGGAATCGTCTATGAGTATTACTACGACGACACAATCGTATCCAACAGGGCTATTGACGTAACCAAGCACGTCTTCGATCTTGTCCCGCCGGTCGCCATTGCACTGACCGGTTCGTCCACCGCTGACATGGTTTTAGTTATGCCAGAGGACGAGGCGCAGATGATCTCGGGCGACAGTTTCATAAGTGATGTTGCGGGGACTGACGGATCACCAATGGCGTGGCACAACGTCAGCAGTTGGGTCACAGGGCCAGACGACGCCACACCGCAATACTACGACGATATCCAGATAGCCAATGGGGCCTTTGTGGAATTTACCGAATATGGGGTCGCGGCCCCGATTGACCCAAAGTCAAACTTGGAAGCGTCAAGCGTGTACACGTATCGCCAGTACCTTGAGGGGAAGGAAAAGAAACAATCAGCGTGGGCCAGATGGACGTTTGGATCTTCACTCGACGCAGACTTCGTCCTTGACGCGAAGATGTGTGACAACGAACTGTTCATACTTCGTCGTGACGACCAGCAAGGTGTAGCCGGAACAAGCAAGTCTGGGTTGTTCATAGAAAGGATGAGCGTTACTGACGAGAGAGACACCACACTAGATAACTACCCATACGAAGTGTGCCTCGACCACAAGTTGGAACTAGAAGGCGTGGGCCTCCTTAATAGCACGACATGGAAACTACAGGCCAAAAAATGGTCGGACGCGTCGGGGGGCTTACTTCTCGGTGACATCAAAGACCGATCAATAGATAATGGTTCTCTCCGAATTGTCCTGAGTAACGACTTTGGGGTCAATAAGGGTAGGGTATTGACGGAGGGGGTCCAAGATGACGGGTCTGTAATCACAATATCCAACAATGACACGGGGTCTGCGAACCCACAAGAATACGCGACCATAGTATGGGACACGAGCGGGGATGGACCCGGAGGAAACTACAACGGTCATCAGATACTGGTTGGTCGGTCGGTAGATATGACGGTCGAGTTGAGCAAGGTTCTGTTTAGGCCGGAAGGAAGCAAGGCGCCGGTCACCGAGGGGCGTTGTATGCTCCAGAAAGTAAACGTCGACCACTTGTATAGTGGCCCGTACACAATCCGTTCGGATACCACGAGGGGCTTTGGTCAGGCGGCGGAAACCCAATCTAGAACACAAGAGGTCAACCCACCGGGCTACAGCAACACACTTGGCGACCCCGCCGGGGTGTTCACGGAAGACTTCGGCGTCGGATCGCACTGGATTCACGGGAACACCATGGATACGAAACTCTTCATTGAGTCTTCTTCTCCCGTCCCTGTAACAATTTCGTCGTGTGAGTACCACGGGGTCCACGGAAGAATTAGAGGAGTCAAGCAATGACTGGAATAGAGGTTGCGATGATCGCCATCGCCATCGCCGGCACGGCGGTATCTGTCCATTCAGCGCAGCAACAGAACGAAGCCATCCAGATGCAGATGAACGTGAACGCGAGGAACAACAGGCTTCGCGCTCAGCATAATCTAAAGAAGACCGTCGTCATCCAAAAGCAAGCCGGGGACTCCATGGCCATCGAGATGATGAAGCAAGAACGAAAGGCGCACCAAGTTCGTGGCATTGTTCAGGCGGCGGCAGCCTCGGCTGGCCTGTCTACCGATAGTGGTTCGTACGCCCAAATTCTCCACCAAACATACTACGAAGAAGCCTACAACAAGGAAATCGCTGATAGGCAGCACGATATGGTCATCGACAAGATCCAGTCGGATTACACCGCTGGCGTCATCAACTCAAACGCAGCGTACGAAAACATGATCGCGTCAGCCATGTCAAGGGCACAGAACCCATTCTTGGCTGGGCTATCCGGTGCGATTAGCAGTTCAGCGTCTGCCCTCCAGATAGGTTCCGCCGCCAAGACACATGGCTTCTTTGGTGCGTAGTAAATAATAGGGAAATCACATGCCTAAACGACCGGGCGGATACACGAGGAACGTGCCGCCACGCCTACCAAAGGTAGGTATTGAGGGCTCACTCAATCCGACCGGATACACCGCAGCCAACCCCCAGTTTCTCCAAACCGCAACATCGGCGTCGGCTCGTGACTTACAGCAACTTCAGCAGGCCCTGGGCGGCCTAGGACAATTAGGTAGTGCGCTTTCCGCGTATGGAAGAGCAAAGGCGGCAGCACATTCGGGGTCTGGAGCAGAGGAGGGAAAAAGAACAGCAGCCGAGTACGTGGCCGCCATTGGTATGGGGCGATCCGAAGACGGGTCGAATGCTCAATACTTCCCAGAAGACGCTTACATTATTGGCGACGGAGTTGTTGTCAACCCGTGGCTGACACCAGGCATGGGTGTTGGCCCAGATGGATCTCCGAGGAAGGACTCTGAAACAGGGTTCAATATCGAAGAAGACCCGCTTTGGTTATACGTGAATGCACAGGCAGACGCACACACGGACGGCGCGACTGAAGAATTCAAAGATGCTTATGATCACGCGTTCGTACTCCCTGTCTACAAAGCGTTAGTAAAGCACAGGATAGACCTGACGCAGAAGTACGACGCGGCTATTACAGGCAACCTACAAAGCGACCTCATAAGTACCGACGCAGAGTCAACAACTCCCAACGTGTACACTGGGGATACCCAAGAATCAGCATACAGCAACCACCGTGGTGTTCTTGGAATGTCCGACAACGACGGCAATCTCGTCCAAAACCACCCCATGAGCATGGCGGAGTGGCAAGTAAAGATTGTCCTCCCAGCAGTAGATATTGCTATCGTAAATGAAGACTGGGAGACGGCGGAACGTCTTCTGAGGTGGGGAGAGAATGGCGACCAAGTAGAAGCAGCGAAACTACAAGCAAAGATCGACACAGGACGTAGCGACGAAAACTTGGCCGTCCAGAGGGACCTCATGGGCGAGGTGGTAGCCCAATTTGTGACGGACTTGAGGACTGATGATCGGGTCACCGCTTCGGGGCTCCCACCAGACATCGTGGCGACGTTGACAGGGGAGCATAAAAGTGCTATGGGGGCCTTGGCTAATAAGATTGGTGCGTTCTACTACGCAGACGGTGGTTCGTCTGATACAGACCGCATGGCAGCACTCAAGACATCCTTCGAGGGGAGCATCTTATCCGTTGCTCAGAAGTATGGCGCCGAAGAGGCTGTCGCCACAATCAACGAACTACTGCTCTCAGATTGGACAGACCCCGAAACCGGAGAGACAAGTAGATTTGCCCCGGAAGGGTCAGACCTCAACAAGAGCATAAGAAAGTGGCTCAACACTCAGGTCACTAAAGCAGCAGAAGACTCAGAAAGAGAATTCTCCTCTAAAAGGCAAGAGAATCAAATCAAGGGGTTGCGCGTAATCCACGACGGCCTCGATAACGGACTGTCGGCAGAAGAAATTAGAGAAGCACTCATTGAAGAGTTGGGTGCTGTTTGGGCGCCAGCCTCCTATGGGGATATCTCCACCGCTATAACAGAACGTAGTAACGAGATCATCGAGGGTGTCAGCGAACCGGGAAGGGTGACTTGGGCATCTGGGCCAGGGCAGGTTGGATACCACGAGCGGTTACTGAATGCGAGGGACCACAATGAGCGTATGGAGATCATTGGCGAACTTCAACTCGCAATAAAAAGTGAGAGAGTGATGCCAAGCAGGATCGCTGAAGCAATGCAACTAATGCAGTCGGAGCCACAATACGACCAAGCACGAAATCATCCGGCCTTCGCGGGCATGATGGAATCGATGACATCCGCCTTTACGTTGACACTCCGTGATGAGGGCGACGCCATAATCTCCCTTATGGACAAGAGGTTCATCGCCGGGGAGCCCCGAGTACAGCAACTCGGGCAGAGCATGATGACGCAGTGGCGAGACTTCGTAAAGAGCGAAGCCATGCACAAATTGTGGAAGAACGACCGGACTGCATGGGAAGCGGCGGCGGATGAGTATGTAGACAACATGAGGAAAGCATGGTGGCCGGTTCTCGGTGTGGCCGTGCGGGACATAGTTGAAACTGGCAAGGGTCCTGACGCGTGGACTGGATCAGTAAACGCACTTGAAGGGGTCAATTCCAGTGGCGACCCGGACGGTACGTTCTGGACCGAGGACAACAGTGCTAAGGGCCATCTCAGGACGGTAATGGTGGAAGGGAAAGCCAAAGAAGTCAAAGTAGTGCTATCAGACGGCCTTTGGTGGAAATGGGTCAAGATGAGGCCCGGCGAAGTGATAATACCGCAAGTGTCACTCCCCACATCTTTGCCAGCAAACGGAGCAACTAACTAATGGCTGAAGAACAAGATCCGCTCAATGAGGAAGTGTTACCCGACACGGACACAACTGAGAGCGATGTCGAGACTCCGACCGAGACAACTGCTCCCACAACAGGACCACAGGGCCCCCCCTTGCCAGAGGCCGCTGGCACGGCAGTAACTCCAGATGCGCCCCAAGCACAAGCAGGAGCCCCAGAAGAGCCCGTAGAAGACGACTCAAGGCCGCCTGCTGGTCCGGGCGTCCCAGACAACCCGACACGTACTCCAGAAACAGGAGAGGCTTGGCTGAAGCACTCCTACCCCGGAGACGACAAAGGTGACACGAAATTAGAAGACGAGTCAACAAGATCGTGGGGGGACGACCTCTTGCGTGTCCCCTTTGGGGCAGGCGAACCAAACGAAGACCGCATCCCCGGAGTGGCAGAAGGCGCTGAATCTCTACTCCAATACGGAACAATGGCTGCAATAAAAGCCACCACAAGCCCACTGGGTCGGTCGTATGCGAACATGCTTGAGGGCGAAGAGTATTGGCCGGTGGCCTCCGAGGTTCTGTCGATCTATAGGGCAGCACCCCAAGCATTCGCAAGGGGTTGGAACTGGGCAAATCTGCACGGTGCGAAGTGGTTCACAGAGGGCAAGGGTGAGTTCGGTGATTCCTACGGCGAGGTGGTCAACCTCATAGATGAAGATATATTTGGCGGGTCACCAAGCACATCGACAGATATCGTTGGTGGGATTGCTGCATGGATGTGGGGGTTCTTCTTCTTTAAGAAAAGCGTCGGGATGGGCGCCTCGACATTCGGCGCCACTGGACTTACTGGGTCCATACTAGGAGCGTCTAAAGCCCCGAAAATTGGCCCAGCGGTAGCGAGTATTGGCGGCAAGGCAAGTTGGAAGGGCGCCTCTGCGTATCTTGCACACTATGGGGCGACCTTCACCCTTCCCAGTATCGCTGGCAACCAAGGGGCATGGGACCCACGGACGGGGGGATTCCACCACGCCCTCGCCTCCTTCTGGGAAGAAGGCAAGCGTCCACCAGCGTTCCAATCGTATCTTGACGCCATCGGATATGAAGACCCACCGGGGTCGTACTACGGCGAAGACGGCAAGTTACTTGCGGGCCAATTGCTGACTCAGCAGTGGCTCCTCGTGCTTGAGGGTGCTGAGTTTGAAATTGCTGGCGAGACTGTGATGCGGGGCTTGATATTCCCCATATTGAAGCATTTCCACCGCCAGGCTAGGAAGGGTGGGACCGTAGGGGCTGGGTCACAACATGCGGATGATCTTATTCAGGGAGGAAGCCGCTCTGAAGGTATGCCCAGCATTGCGGGTCACCAAGTGGGCATGGCTGTAGATGACCCCGTGGTTCGGATGATGATAGCCGAGCAAATAAAGTACGAGTTGGCTCTCCATGGTGCAATGGCGCAGACATTCGCGCGTTCCTTGAAAGAGGGGATGACGCACCAAGAAGCCCGATTAGCGGTCGCTAAGAAGTTCCCACAAGGCCCAACGAGGGCGAGCCTAGCCGAACTACAAGCAAACCAAATTGCAAAAACCTTCGGCGTCGAACTTGGTGAGGCGAGGAATGTCATAAATATGTTTGAGGTCGTTAGCGGGGCCTTGGACAGACTATGGATTCCAGACGCCGGCAGAAACCTCATGCAAATTCCCGGACTAGAAGCGTTACTACAGACGAGCGGAGTCCTTGGGGTAGCGAAACTTCCAGTACGGGCTCAAGAGTCCGCAGCACAGGCTCTCGGCAAGGCACTAGCAAGAGGAAAGGTCGCCAACAACCTTGAGGCGAAGGTCCAGTTCTTGAGGGACCGGAAATCATTCTCAACCGACCTGATAGGGTCGACTGTCCCACAAATGGATGGCAAGGCACAACCCTTCATGTCGCCCCAAGGCGACTTTATGAAGAGGGTCGACAGAGTATTCCGGGACGAGAACCGGGCACTTAGAGTCCCATTTGAAAAGACGTTTATCTTTGATTACACGGTAAGTGAGCGTCCTATGTACGAGCCGGCGTACCGTGCAGATGGCACTCTGTATTCCAGAAAGATTGAGGGCCGCCCCCGGCGAGTGCTGTTGAGGATTAAGGCGGAGACTGAAGAACAGGCCCGAAAGATATTCAATGATCGCAAGCGTTCGGGAGAGTTCATCAAGGATGAAATGGACAATCGGGTTAGTGGCGAAGGTATCCCCAAGCCAGTAGTACGTATCAAATCAGTCAAACCCCAATTGGACCCAGCCGCGCCAGCAAGGGTGGCAATCCCTGGTCAATACGAAGCCATGATA